AAATGTCGATACACATAATTCTGCTTGTTCTTGTAGGTCAAATCATCCACAATGTCAAACAAAACACATTCCAATTTTCCATCAGCAAGGCGTAATCCTCGCCCAATTGATTGCAGACTGCGGACTCGACTCTTTGTCGGGAACGCGAAGATTATGTTATGGATATTCGGAATGTTAATTCCCGTCGAATATGTCCCATAGGAACATACCATCGGGATTCCGTCAGAACGCATAACCATCTTTCGAATTTCTTCGCGCTCGTCTGGCCTCACGTCTCCGTGGATAAACACGGCATTTTCATTACCAGCCTTGATCATATCATAAAGAAGTTTTCCGTGGGCGTCAACATATTGATACAGAACCAAGGTATTACCCTTGAGGGACAACGCCAGATTCGCAATGAACCGATTGCGCTTCTCGTTCTGCACCAGCCATGCAACCTCCTTCTGGTAGTCTTTCGGGAGGTTCTTCCTATCCATTTCCGGATATTGCAGAACGCAGCACTTGATACGCAATTTCGAAACTTGCCCTCTCTCCATTAGCTCGTGGGTTTCAACGAATTTTTTCGAAATCCCAAACAGCCCCTCAAGGGTCAACTTGTTGACTTCGACTCCATCCAGCGTCCCGGTGAACCCGAAACGATACTGACATTCCGTCATTTTTTCCAGAATTCCCTTGAGGGAATTTGCCTTTGCTTCGTGGGCCTCGTCGATGATCACACATTCGAAACGATCAAACCATTCTTTCGGTAAAGTGTATACACTTTGCCACGTGGTAATGGTTACGTTCGACAGGGCCTCCTTGGAATATCCGCTGGAAATGAGGGAACACTCGTCAATCACATTCCACGTTGGATCATCGACGGAATAGTCGCCAAAATCCCCGTACATCTGCCGCACCAGCCCAACACGAGGCACGATGATCAAGGTGCGCAATCCAAGGAAACGCAGAAGTGTGTAAATGATGAACGATTTACCCGATGCAGTAGGCGAGATGATGACTGCCCGTTTTTTTCTGATTGCATGGGTAACTGCCTTGATCTGATAGTCGCGCGGCGCGATCTTCCCCGGCAGGCTCAAGGACTTCACGAATTCGACACATTCTCGAATTGAAAAGTTCTCATCTCCTTTCGTCACGTTGTCAGTGCAAGCGATCCCATTGTTTTTAGCGAAATCAATGACATAGGGAATCAATCCCTTGTAGATAGTTCTCTTGCGAATCGAAAACAGCCGAATGTAACCATCCCATACCTTGTTCCGAAACCTCTTGTCGAACTTATAGTTGTTAGGACGAAACGCGAAGTAATCGTTTAGTTCGTAGGCGATTGAATCGCTACATTCGATCCGACAAAAGACTTCGTTGATTGGATTGATGGTAATTTCAGGTTGCACGACTGAAAATTTAAACTCCACTAGTGAATTTGATGAAATCCAACGCAGTCTTCAATTGAAAATTGCGTTGGTTGATGTTTGTAATTACTTCCTTCAAGAACAAAATTTTCTCTTCCTGTAGGTCGTAAAGAGCATCGAGCTTGAGGATGTCTAGATCATTCTCAACTCGCTTCTCTACGCCTGCCTTGGTCTCGTTGTAAGGGAAGGGTTCTCGCCCAATGTCCTTCCCATCGATCTTTCCGGAGTAGTAGTCCGTCAAGGTGAGGACCAAAGTCTTCCTCTTGCGAACGAGTTTTTTCAAAATTTGCCGTTCGTTCGCAAGGTACGTTAGATACTTCGCGTGAAGATTCGGAATTTTGATGGATTCTCGATCAATCGCTTCAATATTGATTTTTGAGTCCGTTTCCCATTCCGTTATGTAGAAATCTAAATCGTGCGAGTTCGTCGAAGCCATTGGTGTCCTTCTGTCCTACTGCGGTCAACTATCCGCCTCGACGGGCTCGCCGTCGCGAAGCGTGTAGTAGGTGTTGGGCTTGATGCCGTTTTTGCCGACGATACCGGACCAGACGTTGATGATCTCCCAATACTCGTTGCGCTCGACGAGAAATAGGGCGCAACCAACCGCGCCAGACACTTTCCCGTTTCGGCCCGTTGCAATCGCAGCGCCGTTTTTTCCCGTCGCAATCGCTACACCGAAGGAGCCTGTTGCAGATGCCGTACCATAGTCACCGGTCGCAGAGGCAGTGGCGCGGTAACCGGTTGCAGATGCCGTGCTGCCCACCCCGGTCGCAGAGACCGCACCATAGTCACTGATCGTAGCGACTAGGATATTGTTGACGGTCATGGTATCGTTCACGGTTCTTTCCTCCAAGTTAAGGGTTCCGGTCACTGGTCGCAATTGGTTCTGGCTTCTTACAGTAGGGGCAGCCGACAGGGTTAAGCCCATTGTCCAGCCAGTCACAACCACAATTGTCGCAATGCGTGATCGCGGGATGTGGTCCCTTTACGGGGTCGGCGTCTGCCAGCAAATCGGACAACGCAGCACGCAATTTGTGTCGCTCATTTATCAGAGCCACGAGCGCCGGAGTCGGGGTTAATCCGGCAAGCTTGCGGGCGGCGTAGTCAGCTTGAGCGGCGGCTTTGGCGGCATCGAGTGACGGATGTACGCCCCCTTCCCACCGCCCACAGCTCAAGAACCATTCGCTGTCAGACGCAAGCCGTTCTACCTCGTAGCGCCCGAACAACGTATCTTCGGAGCGGGCGTAAGAAGCGCCTCCGATCCACTTTAGCACAGGCACCTGCACGAACTTGCTGATGTCGATGGTCATGGGTGATGCCCCTGCTCGGTCAGGTAGGCCCCGAGGACGTTTGCCAACTCCTTTACGGAGCCAAGCAACCTGACCTCGTGTTCAAGCCTCTTTCGCTCGTAGAGCAGGAAATTCACGAGTTTTACGATGTCCATCTTCCCCGGACGTTCGCCAACCAGCCCCATGGCTTCCTTGAATAGGTCATGCTCGCCGGTTTTCAGGGGATGCGCAGCGTCGATCACCTCCTGCGTGATCTCACTCATCTCGTCCCTCCTTCAGGGCGGCGCGGGCTACATCCATTGCGTAATCCCAAACAAAACCATTCATCTCGACCATTTCCACCATAGTTTCTAAGGCATCTCGCAAAGCATCGCGCTCGGCCAGCAATTCGCGGATCGTGTCAGGATCGCAGGCGGCGATGAGGGCAGCGTTGGCGCGGGCGTTGGGAAATGCCTGTAAGCACCTACCAAATCCAATGTAGTCTTCTGCCGTAACGTCCTCGTACAGCGTGCAGATGATAGGATCATCCCAGCGGCGGCCCTCGTTTTCCGGCAGGGCGGCAGTCACATGAGGGTAGTCGTAGCCGTCGATCACGCGCCTCGGGCCGGGCGTCGGGTTCATATCGAGCGCGTCGCGAATAGCCTGAAAACGATCATTCATAATTAATACTCCCATTCCGTAAGATACAAATTACCACGAAAAAATGGGTTGTCAACTCACTTGAGGATTTTTTGGTTGTTTTTTTTTGGTTGGTTGTTTTTTTTTGGCTGCGCCGCGCGGCTTGTCAGCCACATTTACGAATGGGATGGCGGCGATGTATTCCCGCGCGCCCGGAGCATAGCGTCTGCCAATTGGTACGCGATAGTCGCAACACGGTCTGCGACGGTTGGACCATCCGCCTCCCTCCGGTAATCGGGGTTTGGGTGGTCACTATCCGCGCTCGTCGCAGTCACCATCGCGGCGGCGAACTGCCCGGCGAACCAGTCGCGGAGCGTCATGCCGGGATTACCGTGGTAGTGCGAGCCGTCGCTGTGCTTCTCATCCCAAGGAAAAGCAGGCCCGCCATCGTTGATTTTCTGGTCAGTCATTGTGTGCCCTCGTCATTACTAGCTTACACGTCGCAGCGGGCGAAGTGTTCGTTTGCGACGATCATCAGTAGCTCATCGCGCTGCCTGAGTAGCTCACGGATCGTATCCGGGTCGCATGCGGCAATGAAGTGCATGTTTGCCGGATTGGGAGTGAATTCCTCGGCACTATCCGGGAGCGCGATGTACTCGCGGATACCTGCTGTACCATTCGACCACAAACGGGAAACGGAATGGTCGGTTCCATCCCACGGCCCCGGCGTCGGTCCCATGGCAAGTGCATCGCGAATAGCTTGAAAACGATCATTCATGTCTATTACTCCCATTCCGTAATGTAGAAATCCAGTTCGTGTGAATTCGTTGAAGCCGTTGGTGTTCTCAATCCCATAGGATACAAATTACCACGAAAAAACTGGTTGTCAACTCCTTGAGGATTTTTTTGGTTGTTTTTTTTTGATGGTTTTTGGAATATTCGGAATATCGTGTTGTTGAGACAGAAATCAGGTATACGCAACGGTGGCGCGAACCCAGCGGCCTTTGGTGGCCGCTGGTTCTCGCAGGTGGATCAGGTAGTCATTCATTCGATTTCGGCTGCCGTGAACTGGATAGTTCTTTCGCTTACTCCGTAGCGGTCCCACTCGCTCGCATGCTTCCACTGTACGACTTTCGCGGCGTTGATGATCTTCTCGGCTCCAAGGCGATATTTCTTCCCGTTGTAGACTTTCGGGGCGGTCAGCTTCTTGTCTAGGCAGGTAGCGCCTACGATACGT